TCAGATGGTATTTTGCAATCAGTACAAGCAATTTTTAGTGATGGCGCTAAAAGATTTCATGCTGGCGGTAAGATGGCAGGTGGTCATTGTTGGATTGGCGACCCTGCTGTTGGTGAAACTTTATTAGTAGCCGAGGGTTTTGCCACAGCGGACAGTCTTAATGAAGCAACAGGTTATGCAGTTTGTATTGCTTTTAGTGCTGGCAATTTAAAAACCATTACACAAATGATTGCAAGCCAATACATTGGCAAGAAGATTGTCATCTGTGCAGACAATGACAGTTCTGGTGTTGGAATGAGTAAAGCAAAAGAATGTGGTGTTGATATTGTACTGCCCACCATTAATGGTGATTTTAACGACATGATGTCAGAATTAGGCATTGATGCAGTTAGGGAAGCCATTTTTGGTAAAGTAAAACCAGAAGAATTGTTTGTTGCCATTGAAGATATGATGGCAAGCATTAGCAAACCTGACTGGTTAATTAAAGGCATACTTGAGCGTGGTAGCATGAATCTTCTTTTTGGGGAGTCTGGTGCTGGTAAAAGTTTATTTGCGATGGATTGGGCGTTTTGTGCCGCCAATGGTAAAGACTGGCATAATCATAAAGTAAAAGAAGAATTAAAGACATTGTATATATTAGGTGAGGGTTTTCGTGGTGCTTCTATGCGGTTTAAAGCTCTATCTCAAAAGTATAGCTTAACACCAAAAAATATACGGTTAAGCAGAAGATCAATCAACTTACTTGATAATAAGGAAGCTGATGAAGTTATAAAAATAGTCACCGAGTTAGATTTTATACCTGACATTATTATTATTGATACACTACACCGCAACATGGTGGGTGATGAAAATTCTAGCGAGGATATGGCTATGTATTTTAAATCCATAGAGTTGCTTGCTAGGCGTTTAAATTCAGCCATTGTTACTGTTCACCATAGTGGGCATGGTGATAAAGGTAGATCAAGAGGGTCATCATCAATTAAAGCCGCTATGGACGCAGAGTTTTGCGTTACAAAGAATGGTGATGGGATTACATTCTCCTGCACCAAGTCTAAAGATTTTGGTTTTGGTACGGACATGAGTTTTGTTATTAAAGAAGTAGAGTTAGAAGGTGAAGTTTTTTATGATGAAGATGATGATAAACAAATTACAAGTGTTTATTTACATTATATGGGTGTGGCTACAAAAGAAAAAACATTGTCCAAAAAGTTACAAAAGGCAATGGACAGTTTAGTTTTAGCATTAGAAACTATTGGAAAAGAGCGTCCAGAACTGTCCATTTTAGGTTCTGGACAGGTAATTGTAAGTCTGTCCGAATGGAAGCCATTTTTTAATGAACATAAAGAACTGGCTGAAAGACGACAAAACTTTTCAGAGTGCAGAAAAGAGCTGTTAAAACAAGAACTTATAGCAATTGATGGAGAATATAGTTGGGTTTTATAGTCTGTCCACCTGTCCAAATTGGACACTTTTGGACAGGCTGTACAGGATTAATAAAAGTGTCCGTCCTGTCCGAGTGTCCTTTAGGACACGGACAGGTGGACAGGAATCTCGGACAAGACATTGGATGGAAGAATTATTAGAGTTTATAAAAGAGATTGGAAAAGAGTTTGGAGAAGTAAAAGCAAAAGCAATTAAGGTTGATGGTAAAGTGGTTTTACACGAAGGTAATTTTCAACAGGAACGCAAAGGACTGGATTTATGATAAAAAGACACGTGACAAAACTGTGGTTACTTCCTTTTGTGTTGATTGTATATGTGGGGATATTTGTAGTGGGGATATTTAAAATGGTGTTTAACAAATGAGTGACAAGGATTATTTTTATTTAATGTGTGAGCGCATGAACAAGATGCCAACTGATGCTCAATTACAGGAGTTTTTAAAGGAAGTTAGTAGTAGCATTAGAGTAAAGGCTTTTGTCGTTGCTATGGGGTTATAATGAAGCACAGTCATTACTTTAAAAATGTACAGCATCTTGACGGCATTGATGTTTATAGAGTGTTAGAATTGTTTAATGTAACAGACCCTTGTTTGCAACATGCAATTAAAAAACTGCTGTGCGCTGGTGGCAGAGGGGCAAAGGATATGGAGCAAGATGTTCAAGAAGCAATGGATACGTTAGAACGTTGGCAGGACATGCAAGTGGAGGATGAGTTAAGATGAGTAAATGCAAACATACACATTGGTTAATGTTGTATTCAATGAAACAAAAATGGTGTTATGCTAAAGGCTGTAACGAGAAACGGTATATTGAGAATGATATGCCTGTACATACTAGATAAATAATTTATGATAATAATAAATAGAAAAATAACAGAATTAATACCTTACGTTAATAATGCTCGAACGCATAGCGAAGAGCAGGTTATACAGATTGCTGCAAGCATAAATGAGTTTGGATTTACTAATCCAGTGTTGATTGATGGCGATAATGGAATAATTGCAGGACATGGAAGGTTAATGGCAGCTAAAAAGTTAGGATTGGAAGAAGTACCAACCATTGAGTTAAGCCACTTGTCAGAAGCACAGCGCAAGGCATATATATTGGCAGATAATAAATTGGCTTTAAATTCTGGCTGGGACAATGATTTGTTAGCTATTGAGTTTGCAGAACTTGGTGAGCTTGGTTTTGATTTAGATTTAACTGGGTTTAGTTCAGAAGAAATAGGTGCTTTAACTCCTGAAGAAATACCGCCAGGATTAACAGACGAAGATAGTGTTCCAGAGTTAACAGAAGAACCTGTTACTAAACTTGGTTATGTTTGGTTATGCGGTAATCATCGGGTTATGTGTGGTGATAGTACCAGTATTGATGCGGTTGAGAAGCTGATGGATGGCAATAAGGCAGATATGGTGTTTACTGATCCGCCTTATGGTATGTTCCTTGATGCTGATTACTCAAGTATGGGTGGCAAAGGTTCTAGCGATTTAGCTAAGAAGTCAGGCAATAAATATGATGCTGTTATTGGTGACAATAACGACTTCTCGCCAGAGCTTATAAATACCATATTTGCAAACTTTTCATATTGCAAAGAAGTTTTTATGTGGGGAGCTGATTATTATGCAGAGCATATTGAAAATAAAAATAGCGGTTCTTGGGTTGTTTGGGATAAGCGTGGCGATGAATCAGCCGATAAGATGTATGGAAGCACGTTTGAGCTTTGTTGGAGTAAAGCTAAACATAAAAGAATAATGGCAAGAGTTAAATGGGCTGGAATATTTGGAATGGAAAAGGAGCATGATAAAAAACGATGCCATCCAACTCAAAAACCAGTTGCACTTATAGACTGGTTTATGGATTATTTTAGCTTACAGGATGCGGTTAATGTAGTCGATTTATACGGAGGATCAGGAGCAACGCTTTTATCATGTGATAAGCATAATAAAAAATGCTACATGATGGAACTCTCACCAGCTTACTGCGACGTAATAGTCAAACGCTGGCAGGAATTTACAGGAAAAGAAGCCACCCTAGAATCAACTGGTGAATACTTCGGAGTTATAAATGACACAACCACATAATCCTACTGACGAAACACGCAAACTAGCTCGTGCTTTGTCTGCTGTTGGTATAACGCATGAGGATATAGCCAGCAAGATAGAGATAAGCGCAGACACGTTGGTGAAGTATTACAAAAAAGAATTAGCTGATGGTCGTATTGATGCAAACGCACAAATAGGCAAAGGCTTATTTGAACAGGCAAAAAACGGCAATACTGCTGCTTCTATATTTTGGTTAAAGACTAGAGCTGGCTGGAAAGAAACTAATGTCCAGGAAGTGCATGGGGATTTAGAATTAAGAACTATTAGGCGTGAAATCATTGACCCAATTAACAATACAAACTCCTAGAGTATTTAAGCCATTATTGCCGCCATCAAGATACAAGGGCGCGCATGGTGGTCGTGGTTCTGGTAAATCACATTTCTTTGCTGAACTATTGGTTGAACGGTGTTTGCTTGATAGAACTCATGCGGTTTGTGTGCGTGAAATACAAAAATCATTAAACCAATCAGTTAAGAAGCTGATTGAAGAAAAGATTATTGCTATGGACGTTGGGCATCTGTTTGAAGTGCAAGAGTCACAGATAAAAGGTAGCAACGGCTCGTTGATTACTTTTCAAGGTATGCAGAACCATACTGCTGACACAATTAAGAGTTTGCAAGGTTACAACGTGGCGTGGGTGGAGGAAGCGCAAAGTTTAAGTCAACGCTCCCTTGATCTATTGCGCCCAACTATTCGTGATGAAGGCTCTGAATTGTGGTTTAGCTGGAATCCTAGCCAACCAACAGACCCAATAGATTTACTGCTGCGTGGTGACAAACTACCCAAAGATGCCATAGTTGTACAAGCCAACTATCTTGATAATCCTTGGTTGCCCAATGTACTGCTTGATGAAATGAATTTTGATCGTGAAAGAGATCATGACAAGTATTTGCATGTTTGGCTTGGTGAGTACAACAACAAATCTGAATCAAGGGTTTATAAAAATTGGGTGGTTGAGGAGTTTGATCGCCCTGCTGGTACAATATACAGACTTGGCGCTGATTGGGGTTTTGCTAACGACCCAACTGCATTAATACGTTGCTCAATTGATGAGAATAGATTATACATAGATTATGAAGCT